CGCCACTATGCGCACGTCGACTGCCCCGGCCACGCCGACTACGTCAAGAACATGATCACCGGCGCCGCTCAGATGGACGGTGCGATTCTCGTGGTCAGCGCCTGCGACGGACCGATGCCGCAGACCCGCGAGCACATCCTTCTCGCCCGTCAGGTCGGTGTTCCGGCCATTGTGGTGTTTATGAACAAGTGCGACCTGGTGGACGATTCCGAGCTTCTCGACCTCGTCGAGCTGGAAATCCGCGAGCTGCTCAGCAAGTATGAGTTCCCCGGCGATGACACTCCGGTTATCCGCGGTTCTGCCACGGGTGCGATCAAGGATCCGACCGGTCCCGGCGCTGCCTGTATTCAGGAGCTGATGGATGCGCTTGACAACTACATTAAAGAGCCGGTTCGTATTACCGACCAGGCGTTCCTGCTGCCGATTGAAGACGTGTTCTCGATCGAAGGCCGCGGTACTGTGGTGACCGGCCGTGTCGAGCGCGGCATCATTCACACCGGTGACGATGTCGAAATCGTCGGTCTGAAACCGACTGTCAAGACGACCTGCACCGGCGTTGAAATGTTCCGCAAGATTCTGGACGAAGGTCAGGCCGGTGACAACGTCGGCTGTCTGCTCCGCAGCACCAAGAAAGAAGATGTTGAGCGCGGTCAGGTTCTGGCCAAGCCGGGTTCGATTCTTCCGCATACCGATTTCAAAGCCGAAGTGTACGTTCTGAGCAAAGAAGAAGGCGGACGTCATACGCCCTTCTTCAAGGGCTATCGCCCGCAGTTCTACTTCCGTACAACGGACGTGACCGGTGACATCACTCTGCCGGAAGGCGTGGAAATGGTGATGCCGGGCGACAATGTGACAATGAACGTTGCGCTGATCACCCCGATCGCCATGGACAAGGAGCTGCGCTTCGCCATCCGTGAGGGTGGCCGGACCGTCGGCGCCGGTGTTGTCAGCGAAATCATCGAGTAATAATCTTGTGGACCCAAGCGCTGCAGCCGGTCTCGCCCATAAAAATACACGCCTACGGTTAGGATCACAGGCATTACAATGAATTGTTGATCCCATGGGAAGATAAGCAAGGTCCAGTATCTAAGAAGAGTCCCCGCGTTTACTTGGACCATGGTGAAAAGTTGGCTTGTCCAGTCCGCAATATCGAGATAATCAATGTAGCCCACATAGTTTATGGCGATCTCTTTCGGGTAAATCGCATAAGCTTGTCTTGTATGCCAACTCCAGGTTTGCCACAGATAAAGTAAGGAAGCAGCGTACAAGCTAATGAGCGATCCTAATTACAGCATGTTCCGTGAGCTTGTGGCCGAGCACGGCACAAACACGGCGCATTTCAAACAACGTGTTGAGCAGGAAGGAATCGAAAACGCAAAAAAGTCTTAAAGTGGATAATACAATGGGGACCGCAAGAGGAGTTTTTGCTACAGGTTGAAAAGATTAAGGGTGAAAAGCCCGGCGCGCTAAAAAGCAAGCCGGAGGAGTTCGCGGACATGACCCTTTATCTAAAAGCCTTTATTACTTTGTCCAGATCACGCGGGCATACCGGAGGCGGTGCGCAACCGATATCTATACAGGACATGCAAGCCTATTGCGAGATGTTTCACGTTACAGACAAAGACTATTTTATTGAAGTTGTACAGGCGCTAGACAACGTATACGCGGAGAATCGCTAAGTGGCCGAAGTTACCGTTTTAGGAATTAAAATTGATTCGCGTCAAGCGGTAGCCGGGGCGCGGAAGATACGTGGGGCGCTAGGTAAACTGGGCAACTCCGTATTTTCACTTCGAGGCGCATTCGCCGCACTCGGCCTTGGGCTAATTGCCAAACAATTTGTATCGGCCGGGTTGAAGTTTGAGCAGTCCGTTGCTAACCTGTCGGCAATTACGGGCGCAACGGGCAAAGACCTCGAGTTCCTAGCAGCAAAGTCAAAAGAGTTCGGCGCCACTACCACGCTATCGGCCTCGCAAGCCGCCGAAGCGTTTAAACTTATCGCATCCGCGAAACCCGATCTACTTGAAAACGGCGCCGCCCTTGCGCAAGTAACAGAGGCCGCTATTGCCTTGGCGGAGGCTACCGGGCAAGACCTGCCGACCGCCGCGGAAACCCTCGGCACCGCACTAAACCAGTTTGCCGCCGGCGCAGAGAACGCCAATCGGTTCATTAACGTGCTGGCCGCAGGCGCCAAGTTTGGTTCCTCGGCGGTGCGCGATACTGCTGAAGCGTTAAAGTTCGCCGGTACAGTAGCCGCCGCGGCAGGCGTCTCGTTTGAAAAGACCAACGCGGCGATCCAAGTGCTGGCTAAGGTCGGCATCAAAGGTGGTGAAGCTGGCACCGGGCTGCGTAACGTTATACTGAAGCTGGCTGCGGCAGGTCGGGACGATCTTAACCCTGAAGTAGTGGGACTGTCCCAAGCGCTGCGCAACCTGCGCGACGAAAACCTGTCCACCGCTGAAGTCGTTAAGCTGTTCGGCTTACGATCTAAGGTGGCGGCGCAGCAACTTATTGATCAAGTAGACGAACTTGATAAGCTAACCGACAGGCTGACCGACACCGGCACGGCTTACGAGCAGCAGACACGCAATACCGACACGTTCGGCGGGTCGATAAAAGCGCTGACATCGGCGTTTGAAAGCCTGCAAATAACGATGGCGGGTAATAACGGCGCGCTGCGTTCTATCGTGGATAACCTGACATCCGTGATTCGCGCCTACGACCAACTGCAACAAAGCACAGACAGTAGTGCGACTTCTACGGAGGCTTTGGGCGATATAATTGACGGCATCGCAATAACGTTCGTAAGTTTTATTGAAGCAATCACAGTAGCCGCTAAATCGGTGGGCATAATTCTTGGAGCTACTGTTACCGCGTGGAGAAATCTTTACGAAGCTGGCGAAAAAGCATTGTCCGGCGATTTCAGCGGCGCGTTTCAAGATCTGAAAGAGGTCGCTGGCACCCTGCCAGACGCGCTAGGAGCAGTAGACGAAGCGCTGTTAGAAGCCGGTAAGAACATAAACACGTTCAAAGATGCCCTAGCCGGGGACAAAGAATTCAGGCAGCTGTCGCGCAACATACAAGAAAGCCTGATTGAAGCTGTGAAAATTCCCGGCGGCGCGGAAGCTATCCCCTCCGCACTGAAGCGCTGGGAAATACGCATGGAGAACATAAATAAGATCCGTGGTGATCTTATTGCACAAGGCGTTTCTGAAACTAATGTTAATAAATTACTAGCGGACAGCTATAAGTTTACCGCAGAGCAGCTTAATGCTTACGGAAAAGCTGAGCTGGACGCTATAGCCAGAAAGGCGCAGCTATCTGACGGCACTAAAAAATTAACGGATGAACAGGAAGAAGCCGCACAGACACTGGTAGACCTCCTGCAAGGATTGACACAAGAGCAGGCTGTCTTGGGCAAGAGTGCCACGGCTACGCTAGAGTATCGCTTGCGGTTCGGCGATTTGCAAGAGGCGGTGCAACGTTATCCCGGAGACAGCGAACAGTTTATCTCCGCCATATTAAACCAGTCAAAGGCACTAGAAGAAAATAAAAAACAACTGGAGTCTTCCAAGAAGGGGCTATCTGAATATGCCTCGCTAGTCGGGCAGTTTGGCACGCAGGCCGAAAAACTCGCCATAATTGAAGCCGGGCAAGTAAAGAAACGAAAAGAACTGACAGACGCCGGTAAAAGCGCTGCTGACATAGAGCGCTTACTAACCGCTGAAAAGGAGCGCGCCATACTGGCTTCGCAACGCCTGTCTGATGAAGATCAAAGGCGCATTGCCGTGCTGAACGCACAAGCAAAGATAATCGACGCCAATATAAACCTAAAGCAAGCCAACGGCCTGCTAACAGCACGCGAAGCGGCATATGCGCATAACGCGGCTATCACAAAACTGATTAAAGCCGAAGAGCTATACATAGAGAAATTAAAAGAAAAAAACGTGCTTGAAGGCGACCCGCGTATACAGCAGCACCGAGCCGCGATTATTAACCTGACCGCATCTTACAAGACACTGGGCGGCGAGCTGACTAAACTTTTAGAAGGGCCGTTTACCGACTTCTTCAGTGACGTGTTCAGCGGCACCAAGTCAATTACCGAAGCCTTCAAGGATATGGGCGACGCGATTGTAAACCAGATCAATCAACTAGTCGCGCAAGAGCTAGGCCAAAAACTTGCCGCTTCACTTGGGCTAGGTATTGGCGGCAATCAGCAAACAAGCGGAGGCGGTAACGGGCTATTTGACAATATCTTTGGCGGCGGCGGTTTCGGAGATATCTTCGGTAGCATTTCATCCGGCATCGGCGACTTCTTCGGTGGCTTGGGCTTTGCAAACGGCGGCGACTTCCGCGTAGGAGGCAGCGGCGGGCTTGATAGCCAGTTAGTTTCATTCAGAGCAACGCCGGGCGAAACAGTTAGCGTGACAAACCAAGCAACAGGCAATGGCGGAGGCGGCAGCCGTCCGGTTAATGTGACTATCAACATGCAAGGACAGCAGGGACAAGACAGCAGACAAACAGCACAGCAAATAGCGGTTGCGGTTGGTAACGCGACGCAGCGCGCACTGAGGCGAGACGCATAATGGCTTTCATAGAAGAACAACTTCCACTCACAATGTCGTACGGTGCAGGCGGCGGGCCGATGTACAGCACCGACGTGATCACACTGTCTAGCGGTGTTGAATCGCGCAACGCAAACTGGGCATATCCTCGCCTGTCGTATAACGCCGCCTATGGTGTGCGAAGCATTGCAGACATGACAACGCTTATGGAATGGTTTCATGCTGCGCAAGGCAGGTTCAACGGTTTCCGCATTAAAGATTGGGCTGATTATAAATCAGTAGTCGCTAACAGTACGATATTGCGTACTGATGTCACGCTGGGCAGCGGTGATGGCGCTACCACAACTTTTCAGTTAAAAAAGAACTATACCGCGGGCGCACAAACGCAAGTTCGCTTGATTAAAAAACCCGTGGCAGGATCTGTTTTGATTGGCGTTACGAACCCGAACACGGGAAGCGTGCCGGATCTTACAGGTTGGTCTATTGACACAACCACTGGCATCATAACATTCGACGCGGACAGGGTGAAAACGATAACAGGAGCAACAAGCGCAAACCCTTGCGTGCTGACTTCTGCGACGCATGGCTTCACTACAGGCGATACTGTTTACCTTACGACATTCACTGGCGACTGGGCAGCATTGAACGGTGATCGTTATGAAGTAACAGTGACTACCGGCAACGCCTTTGAAATTAATGTGGATACAACGAGCTTTACCGCATACAGCGGCAACGCCGGATCGACTAACACACTACCGCAATCAGGCGAGACTGTTACCGCAGGCTTTGAATTCGATGTGCCGGTGCGCTTCGATAGTGATCAATTTAATTGGAGTTATGACGACTTCGAGATCCTGTCTATGACTATTCCGCTTGTAGAGTTGCGCCTATGAAAACAATATCAGGAACGCTACAGACGCATCTGGATACAAACGAAACAACACTTGCCGCGTGTTGGATCATTGATCCGACCAATGCGGCGGCTTTGTATTTTACAAACCACGATGTCGATCTTGTGGTGGGCGGCAACACGTACACTAGCCTGAGCGGTTATGTGCCGAGCAACATTAAATCGACTAGCACATTGTCCGTTGATAACTTTGATATGGAAGGGCTGCTAGTTGCGCTTGGCATAACACGCGATGATGTGCAAGCGGGCGTTTATGATTACGCAGACATGCGCGTGTTCAGTGTTAACTATAACGACCCGGACACTGGCGAGATCAAACACAAGAAAGGCCGCTTGGGTGAAGTGCGAACAGCAGAACAATTCTTTGCTGAATTTCGTAGCCTGACGCAACTGCTGCAACAAACAATCGGCGAGGTCGTATCGCCCGACTGTCGTTATGATTTGGGCGATGCACGATGTATTGTGAATACTTCCGCGATCACGGCATCCAGCACTGTGACCAGCGTTGCAGACCGAGCAAACTTTACCGATACAACGCTCGGCGGCGCGGACGACTATTATCGTTACGGGCTTGTATCTTGGCAGACCGGCAATAACGCCGGGCTTGAAATGGAAGTGAAGCAGTACACATCGGGCGGCGTGTTTGAACTGTTCCAGCCTATGCCTTACGCCATAGCATCGAGCGATGTGTATAACGCGGTGCCGGGCTGCAATAAAACATTATCTGCCTGCATTTCTAAATTCAACAATGTTGTCAACTTCGGTGGCGAGCCGCATGTGCCGGGGCTGAATACGATTGGTAAATACGGCGGGCAGCAATGATCAAACGGGCTGACATTGTAGCTGAAGCGCGTAAATGGTTGGGTACACCCTTTCACCATCAAGGCCGCTGCACGGCGGGCATTGATTGCGCGGGGCTTGTCGTGAAAATCGCGCACGCATTAAACATATCCGACTTTGATTATGTGACCTATGCCCGCGAGCCGGATGGCGCAACATTGCAAAAGATAATGAATGAAAACTTAATCAGAAAACCAGTTAAAGACGCGAAAGACGGCGACATTTATTTAATGCGGTTTTTAAAACACCCGCAGCATCTTGCTATTAAAACAGACATCGGCGTGATCCACTCGCACTCTGCTGCCGGTAAAGTAGTGGAAACAAACCTTGATGATAAATGGTTTAAGCGCGTGCTGGCTGTTTACAGTTATCCGGGGGTTGAGCAATGAGTCTCGGATTAGTTGGCGGATTAATTGGTGCAGGAATTGGCAGCTTCTTCGGCGCAGCGTCAATAGGGTTTTCTATTGGCTCGTCGTTGTTCGGTTTGCTGGAAAAACCAGACACGGTAGAAACAACCGGGCCGCGCCTTAATGATTTAAACGTACAGACATCATCCTATGGCGTCGGCATACCCATTGTCTATGGCACAATGGCGCTTGCCGGGAATGTTATTTGGCTGAAAGGCAACAAGCTGGATGAAGTGACAACCGAGACAGAATCGGGTGGCGGTAAAGGTGGCGGCCCGACGCAATCCCATACGAGTTATGAATACTACGCGTCGTTTGCTGTGTTACTGTGCGAGGGCGAGATAACCGGCGTGCGAAAAATATGGGCAGACAGTACGTTAATATATAATGTTGAGGTCGGCGCAACGCCGCAGACTGTTTATACAAGCAACAGCTTCGCGCATGCGCTGACAATATACACGGGCAACGCGACGCAAGAAGCTGATCCTTTAATACAAGCCGACAAGGGCGCGGCGAATACACCGGCCTATAGAGATCGTGCGTATATTGTATTTGATACGCTGGCGCTTGAGAAATTCGGCAACAGAATACCTAATATAAGATGCGAAGTCGTTAAAGATGGCTCCGTAGCTGTGCAAGACTTTTTATACTACAAGCAAACTGGGCACCCCGAAACTTATGACGGCGCGGTATTCACTTCGATAGATGAAGGTGTAGTGCGGTTATGGGATGGCGTAGAAACAAACTCCTCTGCCGGTGTGATCGGTATCGTCGATATAATTGATATTGACGGCAATCATCTAGGACAAGAGGGCGTTGGCGGACGCGGCATCGACGGTAGTGATCCTTACCCCGTCAGCCGGTACAGTGGCATCGGTAATTGGCAAGGCACACCTCACAACTGGCAGTCGTGCGGATTTCTTGGTGACGTGCCGATCTATTGGGATTCTCAGAATGCCTCATCTGCTGATCTTCCCCATCCGGCAGGTGATTTTAAAATATGCTCCTTCCCGCAAAATGTTTGCATTCCATTTGATCCGATCCTCGATGATCCTTGTGATTATCCTATCGGGTGCGAGTACACGTACTATGTAGATCAAAGTGAATACGTTGTCGGTATATCGTTCAGCACCGACCATCAGCGCATGTGTATTTTAACAGGTAATTCACATTTAGGATCATCTAGTGGTCATTGGTACATGTTTGACGAGAACCATGATTTAATAGACAGTGGTGTCAGCGATTATACAAACAACCCGGTAAGTTTAGGTCTTTTTGGTGACGGGCACGCCTCTCCTTATTCAAAAGCGTCAGGCTTTGGCATTAACGTTATGGAAAACGATTATACACACTTTTGGATGTATTATGCGCCTGCCGGATTTCTGTGGGGGTGGATAATTAAGGACGACATATTTCAGTTTGATAAGGCATACACAACAACATCTGTGCAAAGCGGCACATTTCAAAGCCACACCATGATCGCGGATAGTGGATTATGTATGATAGCGGGCGAATACGCTCCCGACAACACTGGCTGGATCGCCGCATGGTCGCGCAACGATGTTGTAACTCAAGACGGCGATATACTATCCAACATTGTCACACATATCAGCGGCAAAGCAGAACTGACATCTGATTTGATAAACGTAACCGCGCTGACTGATATGGTTGATGGCTATATGATCCCGCGCCCGACTACGGCACGTAGTGCGATTGAGCCATTACAAAAAGCGTTCTTCTTCGACGCAACGGAAAGCGACGACAAGGTAAAATTTGTAAAACGCGGCGGCGCTGTACTGGCTAGCGTAACGGACGCGGATTTAGGTGCGACACAAAGCGCGAACAATGAACCGCTGCTTGAGATAACCCGTAAGCAAGAGCTTGAACTTCCTCGTGAAGTCGATGTGCAGTACGTCAGCCCGGATTATGATTACCAGCAAGGGCAGCAGCGCAGTCGCCGCCTCGCTACGCAGAGCGTGCAAAAGGTTATCACGCAGATCCCGGTGTCAATGACGCACGACAAAGCAAAACAGATCTCGGAAATACTGCACTATAACGCATGGCAAGAACGCGAGTCTTTTCAATTTTCATTGCCGCCACGTTTCGCTTATCTTGAGCCAACCGATATTTTGCACATAACATCGGAAGGGAACGTGCATACCGTGCGTATAACGGAAATGGATGCGTCACCGGGCGGGTTTATTAAGTTCCGTGGGGTAGCTGACAGGGCATCTGATTACACGAACGATGCTACGGGCGAGGGCGGCGCATTTTCATCGAGTACCGTGCAGGCAATCGGCCCGACTAACCTACAATTACTCGATCTTCCGTTGTTGACCAACACCGGGGACGAAGCCGCTATCTATGTCGCTGCTGCCGGGTATTTTTCAGGGTGGACTGGCGCGGTGATATTGCGATCCACTGACGAAGGTGCGAGCTATGGAACCGTTGGCGCAATAGCCACAGGCGCGACAATAGGCATAGCTGGCACAGCGCTGCCCGATGCACACCCTGATTTATGGGATGACGCGAACACGCTGAACGTGAGCCTGCAAAGCGGATCTTTATCATCTGATACAGAGGTTAATGTACTGGCCGGGGCGAATGCCGCTGCTTACGGCAGCCACGGCAGATGGGAAATCATACAATGGAAAACTGCTACGCTTGAAGCGGACGGCACGTACACGTTATCGCGCCTGCTGCGGGCACGCAAAGGCACTGAAGCACACACCGGCGATCACGCCGCGATGGATACCTTTATTGTGCTTAATATTAATTCGCTGGCGAATATCGAAACGGTTTTAAACACAGAGCGTCTGTATAAGGGCGTGTCCTTTGGTAACGTCGCTGCCAATGCTTACTCCAAAGCTTTCACCAATGCGGGCGAAAGATTAGAATGCCTTGCGCCTTATCATTTTCAAGCGCGGCGCGACACAAGTAATGACATCAGCATGACGTGGTTACGGCGCAGCCGGTACACAACTGCCGCGTTTTGGAACCCGCAAGTGTTTGAGGCGTCAGAGTCTTATGAGCTCGACGTTTACAACAGCGCAAATGGTAGCGCGATCCGCACCATCGCCACAGCGGTCGAGTCCGCCACCTATTCCAGCGCCTTGCAAGTCACAGACTTCGGCAGTGTGCAGGCAAGCGTTACCGTTAAAGTATTTCAATTATCCGCAACAGTTGGTCGCGGTCATGTATTAGAGGAAGTCGCATAATGGCTACTGAGAAAAAAGGTTTTCCTGAACTAGCAAGCAATCCGTCGCAGCCGGAAGTTGTCTTTAATCAACTGGCGCGTGAGATTGAAGGTAAAGAGGGCGGCATGGTATCACGCACGCGCGACGCACAGCCCACAGGGGCAAGTGTTACCGCAGGTGATACTTATATAATGACCGCTAACGCCAGCGGCACGGACTGGACAGCGTATGCCACGAGCACGATAGCGCACTATTACAACGGCGCTTGGTACAACTACACCCCGCAGGAAGGCTGGGATGCGTGGATCAACGATGAAGATTTGTTCATGGCCTTTAACGGCGCGGCGTGGGTCAGCGCGGGGGGCGGAGGCGGAGAAACTAACACGGCGAGCAATCTTGGCGGGGTTGGCTGGTACGCGTCGAAGTCTGGTAGTGATCTTGAGTTCAAGGGCATCGTTGCGGGGGCTAACGTGACTGTGTCTGCTACAGCCTCGACCATTATAGTCACCGCGTCTGTAGTAGGCGGAGGGGAGACTAACACCGCAAGCAACTTAGGCGGCACGGGCTGGTACGCGAACAAGTCCGGCGCCAACCTGCAATTCAAGGGCATCGAAGCAGGCGATAGTTCTATAAATGTTTCTGCTACGTCATCCAGTATCAGGATCTTTGCGTCTGTTACAGATACAGGGGAAGTTAATACAGTTAGTAATCTAGGCGGTACAAGTTGGTATGCTGCGAAGTCTGGATCCGATCTTGAATTTAAGGGTATAACAGCAGGTACTAATATCATTGTTTCTGTACTGGCCTCGTCCTTGCGGGTAAGTGCCTCCATTGCAGGAGGTAGTGGCGAAACAAACACGGCGAGAAGCGCGGCAGGGTCATCTGTTTATTTAACCAAGACAGGTTCCGAGCTTGTATTTAGAGGACTAACGGCAGGGGGTAATGTAGCCATATCTACTTTGGCGTCATCTCTTAGAATTAGCTCCACTGATACTGGGGAGGTTAATACTGTTCGCAACATGGCTGCGACTGGATTATACGCCAGCAAGTCTGGTAGTGATCTCGAATTCAAGGGTTTAATAAATGGCAGCAGTGCTTTGACGATAACATCTCAAGCAAGCACGCTGACGCTAGACGTTGATGATACTAAAGTAGATCACGACGTATTATTGAACTTCGCCGCTGACGAGCATGTGGCGCACAGCACTGTTTCAGCCATTGCCGGTGAGGGCTTATCCGGTGGCGGTAATCTATCTGCGGACTTCACGTACAAGGTTAATATCAGCGCACTAGCCGCAGAGGCCGGGGCAGATGGCGCGACTGATTATGTCATGGTGCATCACGCCTCTACAGGCACGTTGAAAAAGGTATTGCTCAACAACTTGCCGGGCGGAGGCAGTGGCGAGACTAATACCGCGAGCAATCGTGGCGCAACGCTTGGCTGGTACGCTGCAAAGTCTGGCAGCGATTTAGAATTTAGAGTGCCGACAGCGGGCAGCGGTATTGCGATCACATCAACAAACGCATCCACTGTTTCATTTGCCTGTAACGCAAGTGTGATCCAGCGAGGCACGACAGCGAACTTTACCGCAGGCTACACAACAGACATAGAAACGCTGGCAAGCACCGCGGTCACTAGCACAGTATCACCTGATCTTGGGCTGGAATATTTAAAAAAGATCGCCATCAATGCCGACTGGACGTTAAAAGGTGCTAGCGAAACTACAGGCGGCGCATGTCTTATCAAGGCAACCGTTGATGGCACAAGTGGCAGGACGATTGCCTATACATCAGTGACAGTGGTTGATGGCGCGTTTAGCGGAGCCTCTAGTACAGTCAACTGGATTTATTTCGTACATTATGGCACAGGCGAAGATAGCCGTGCTTGGATCTGGCAGGAGTAAGAGATGCTACCACTACCAATAATGCCGGCCAGCAGCCGTCAGCATAAGACGATCCACAACAGCCTCATCTTTAATGATGATGATTCGGCTTATTTGAGTAGGACGTTTAGCACACCAACTTTGAACACCAAATGGACGCACAGCTTCTGGATAAAGAGGACTGCGCTAGGTAGCGGCATGATTATTTCCGCAAACTCTGGAAATAATGTAACTTATATAACCTTCGCTGGAGATAAAATAGGATTTGCTAAGGCTATTGTAGGTACATCAACAACATGGAATAGAGAGACGGTTGCCCTCTTTAGGGATGTTGGTGCTTGGTATCATGTAGTGATTGCATTTGACTCAACTCTTGGATCATCAATAGATCGAGGGAAAGTCTATGTGAACGGGGATCAAGTTACAATAACCGAAGTTACAGGAGCCATAGGGTCGAGCGAGACTACAGAGATGAATAGTGCTTTGGCGCATCTTATAGCCGCCGACAATTCAACCTTACTAGGGTTAGGAAACTACCTAGATCATTATTTGGCTGAGACACATTTCATCGACGGTCAAGCCCTCACCCCTTTCGACTTCGGCGAAACAGACCCTGCAACAGGGCAATGGGTTCCTAAAGATTATGAGGGCACTTACGGCACTAACGGTTTCTATTTAGACTTCGCAGACGGCACTAGCACCACAACGCTAGGTGAAGATAAAAGCGGCAACGCAAACAACTGGACGCTTACAGGTATGGCAACCACTGACCAGACTACCGATACACCGACGAATAATTATTGTACATTAAACGCCATAAGCGCTGGCACAGGAACACTATCGGAAGGTAATTTAAAAGCAGTCACGTCTGTTGATCAAATAGGCACATTAGGCGTTAGTTCTGGAAAATGGGCGTGGGAAATAACAGCTAATGCCAATGGGGATTTCGGAATAGTCAAAAGCTCCTTGACCGGCACAGAAAGCGTAGCATCTGATTTAAGTGGCGAAGCGGTAGAGATGGTTCTCGACATGGATGCGGGTACGCTAAAGAAGCGCGTTAATGGGGGGTCTTTAGAGAATATTGATTTAGCCCTCGATACTACCGCGACATATCTCCCTTTGATGAAGGGCGATTGTACTTGTGATTTTGGGCAAAAAGGATTTACACCAACAGACACAGGCTTCAAAGCCCTAAACACCCGCAACCTGCCCAAGCCCGCTATCACACTGCCGGGCAATTATTTCAAAGCCGTGTTACGCACAGGAAATGCTACGGCTAGCACGGTATCTGAATCCGGCTTTGCTACCGATCTGGCGGTAATAAAAAACCGTGATCAAGCCGATGATTGGAAATGGGTTGATACCGCTCGCGGCGCGACACAAATAATTACATCTGCGTCCAGTAACGCAGAGTCTACTGATAGTAACGGGGTAACGTCTTTTGTCAGTAACGGGTTTAATGTAGGCACAGGAGCGAACGGGTACAATGATAACGCCGAAGCATTTGTCGATTATCATTTCAAAGAAGATCCCGTAGCAGGTTTCGACATCGTTTTATATGCGGGTACAGGCACGACGCACGCAGAAAACCATAGCTTAAACGCTGTGCCAGATATGATGATTGTTAAAAACAGAGATTTTGCAGGTAGCTGGCCGGTATACCATGCTTTCAACACGGCTGCCCCGGAAACAGATACTTTGGTATTGAACCTACTCAATGCCAGCACCGATCAAGCTCAGATATGGGGCGATACCGCTCCTACTGCGTCGCAATTTACGGTAGGCACTGCGAACGTCAGCAACAGATCTGGTGACAACATGATAGCCTTTCTATTTTCCAGTAAAGAAGGCTTTTCTAAATTTGGTTCTTACACCGGCACTGGCACGGCTGACGGCGCTTTTGTTTATACGGGATTTAGGCCGGCTTTTGTTTTGTGTAAATCATCCGACTCTACATCAGATTGGCATATTTATGACGATCAGCGTGTCGGGTACAACGCAGATAATAATAGATTAAATTGTAATGACAACACTGCGGAAGGCACCGTCGACGAAATAGATTTTTTGAGCAACGGATTCAAATTAAGGATCGCTACCGACCCAAATGTAGCGGAGTCCTATATATATGCAGCCTTTGCCGAGTCCCCTTTTAAATACAGTAATGCACGCTGAGGATAGATTATGACTACATGGGCAGAAATTATTATAGATACACCAAAGGTTATACAGCCGCGTGATGGATTCTTTATGCTCGAGGGCGGCGCGCAAACGTTTCCAGAGGATAACTTAAATAGTGCAAGCTGGCGCACAAGCGCGGGCATCGTTGAGCTGATTAGACTTAGTTATAGCAAGGCAACGCAGACGCACGGCGCAATTTCTTATGTAGATAATGGCAATGGCACGTGGAGCGAAACGGCTACGCTATCACTCCGTCCGGATACGATACTGGCTGATCAAAAGATTAATGCCGTACTGCAACGAAAAGAACAAGTTATGCGTGGTGGGATCACTGTATTGACGGAGCCGGTATCAACTTTGGTTGATGACACTCAAAAGATTTTCGGGATGGAATTGTGGAGAAAGATACCGGGCAATGTTTGGCCTGCCAACGTTTCTATTTTCACGCTTGAGGGAAAGCGAATTAACGTCAACGAGTCACAGTTTGAAACGCTGGTAACGCAAGTCGCAGAGCACTTTTACTTGACCGACAATAACGCCGACGCACATATTGCGGCGATTGAAGCACTACGCGACGCCTCAAATGGTCAAGGCATTATTGATTATGACTTCTCGACGGGTTGGCCTGCTAATCCAGTATTACCGTAAAGGAACGGAACAATGACTGACGAATACAAAGGCGAAGACCGGCGCAAGTCGCCAGACGATCTGGAGCGGATCATTGTCTGCGCGGTGGAAGAGGCTACTACGCGCGCGATCACGGCACATGCCAAGATCACGCCGGAAGTACATGTTGCACACCACAACTGGACAAAGAAAAAGATTGAAAAAGAGCAGGAGTGCAGCAGGCGCAGGAAAAAGGTAACGGACACCATGTTTGGCGGGATTGGGATCAGCGTCATACTGGGCACACTGGCTCTTTTCGGGGCGTTCCTGCGACACCTTATTATGCAATGGCTGGACAAGGGTGGTAACTGACATGGCGTCGTTTGGCAAGACATCTGAGCAGCGATTGAGCACATGCCACCTTGACTTGCAGCGACTTATGCGCGCCGTGGTTATCCACTACGACTGCAAAATACTTTGTGGACACAGGCCGGAAGCCGAGCAGACAACCGCGTTCGAGGCGGGTAATTCTAAAGTCGCGTGGCCTAACAGCAAGCACAACAAGCTACCTTCGGAGGCTGTTGACGCGGTACCCTACCCGGTGCCTGATTGGGACAGCCTGCATGAGTTTTATCGCTTCATCTGGTTCGTGCGTGGCTGCGCGGCTATGCTTGGCATAGACATACGGGTTGGTGCGGATTGGGATGGTGATTTTGATATTACAGATCAGCAATTTAATGATTTACCACATATAGAACTGGTGAGACACAGAGGAGACTACTGATGGGCTGGTTAATACAAGGCGTGATTAGTTTAGGAGGTTTTCTATTTGGCGGCGATAGTTCCGCCAGTAAAAAACAGGATAACATTATGACGGTTGCGAAAGGCGTGGGCAACTGGATTGACGAGCAACAATATACCGACCAAGAAAAGGCAATAAGCCATGCCGAAAACTTTGCAAAAACATTACAAGCTATCCGTGACACGCAAAACGAAAGCACTACGCGATCAATAACGCGCAGGGTACTGGCATGGATGATTATGTTTACCTATTTACTGGCGGTTATTTTTCTAGTGGTTATATATTTTGTCTCGCCAGAAATGGCGGATGGGTTACACAAAATAATTATTGCTATGCAGTTACAGAACTTGGCATTAGCTGTTGCGGCATTTTATTTTGCAGCTAATTTGTTTGGACGTATGAATGAGGGTAAAAACAAATGAAAGAGTATTTAATTAATTTCCGAGACGTGTCTTGGGCATATATCAAGGCCATGCCTACTTGTGAAAAGGTGGCATGGGTATCTGTAATGGTGTCTGCTGTGCTGATATACAAGGGGTTTTTGTAAGACCATGTGGCTACTTCTCCATCTAATCCTTCGGGATAGGTGGATGGTGGTACATATAATCCTTCTGATTATTTGGCTTGGGATCATATTCTTATGACGCACAAAACAGACGGCAAGAGCAAGTACAGGTCAAGCTATGATGCCCTGACGCATATCCATGATTACAACATAGATATTGACAAGCGCGAGATTTACCTGTTCGGGCGCGAGGAAACGAAGTCAGGCACCAACGACGGGGATGATATTACATCTGAGCCGGGCGTAGACTTTATGATGGCTAATCAATTCATAAAAAATATTCGCATCCTGCAATCTGTTTCCAGCGACCCTATATTGATACACATGAAAACATGTGGCGGAATGTGGACTGAGGGGATGGCTATATATGATGCAATCAAAGCCTGCCCGAACTACGTTGTGATTTTAAATTACACCCATGCGCGGTCTATGTCCTCGATAATACTGCAAGCCGCCGACTGGCGAGCCATGATGCCCTACAGCACCTTCATGTTTCACCAAGGCACGCAGGGGTTTGAAGGCACCAAGACACAATTTCAAACTGAGTATGAACAAACACAAATATCCGTGCGACAGATGTTGGACATCTACGCTGGCAGCATGACTGAATCCGTTTTACACGGAAAAAAGAGTCCGGCGCAGCGCAGGAAATGGCTGTCCGACAAGATGTTAAAGCACGAGGATGTGTACCTGTCGGCGCAAGAAGCCATAGATCACGGCTTCGCCGATCAGGTGTTTGGCAAGGACAATAGTTATGATTGGAGTGCGCTTAGGGTGAAGGGTGCTTGAGGCAGTAGGCTGGACAGGCGGGGCGCTGCTTGCTCTTTGTGGGATACCCCAAGCCTATAAATCATACAAGCAGGGCAGCTCGATAGGGATCTCATCGTTGTTTATTTGGGCGTGGTTTTTGGGAGAAGTGTTTACGTTTATTTATATACTGCCGATTGGCAGTGGTGCTCTTTATTTGAATTATGCAGTAAACGTGGTAGCGACAGCTGTTATTTTGTTCTACCACCTGCGGAAATAATCCGCGCAATGTGAGTCGAGAAGCATGCCAATTAGACTAAATTTAGATGTAAGAAGTTGCTTAGAGGCCATTGAAATAAATGGTAGTATTCGCAAAGCCGCGAACGCTCTTGGTGTAGATCATACCGTTATATTGCACCGCTTGCGGGAGGAGTATTCTGACCCGGAAGTGCGCGCCGAGGCTGTGCGACAGGCCAAACTAAGACAGCGTGCGCAGGATCTTAATCGCATTGAGCGCAAAGGCTTCCGAGAATATGCCCGCGTTGAAAACGCCGTTGCTGAGTATGCCTCCGAGATATCTAAACTGCTAAAGGGGTTTTCTTTTACTGAAAAGCTGCCTCCTAAAACAAGAACCGGCAAGGCTGGCGGGGTAATACACTGGTCGGATCAACACTTAAACGAGCGCGTCAGTCTGCCAAACAATGTCTATGACTGGACGATTGCCGGCCGGCGGTTAAAGAAACACGTTGATGCCTGCAAGCGCCACTGCAAGGCCCACGGCATCACCCGCGTGCTGGTGGCCATGACCGGGGATTTATTAAATTCAGACAGGCGCCTTGACGAACTGCTAGCCAATGCGGGGAACCGCGCGAAGGCGTCGGTGCTGGCGGTGGACTTGTACCAGCAAGCCCTTCGGGATCTGGCGCAGGATGTACACGTGACCGTGGCCGCTATCTCCGGGAACGAATCCCGCTTGCCGCAGAACGTGGGCTGGTCGCCGGAGGTAGCGTCTGATAATTATGACTTCACCATCTTTGAGATGCTACGCCTGATGCTGGACGGAAAGGGCATGACCTTCCTATTTGCCTCGGACCCTTCTGAAATGGTTGTGAACTTCGGCGGTCAGCATATCTTAATGATGCACGGACATGGCGCCATGGGTAAGGACGAACAAAAATCAGTGCAGGAGATCGCCGGGCGGTACATGGCCAAAGGCATCACGATAGACATGGTGATCTGGGGGCACATACATAACGCCAACATAGGTGATCGTTATGCCAGATCGTCCAGCCTTGTTGGTTCCAATGACTTCGCCGAAAAGGCACTTAACCTGACAGGCAGGGCTTCGCAAAACTTTTACATTCTGCACAGCAACGGCGGCTTCGATGGCGTTAAAATTGACCTGCAAAACACGGACGGGATCAAGGGTTACAACATTACGGAACGGCTGGAATCCTACAACACCAAGTCAGCCGATAAGGTGCATGCAGCAGAAGTGATCATGAAGGTCGTTATATGAGGAACTCGTACACATACAAAGCTAAACTTTTGCGCGCAGTCAGCGGGGACACGGCGTGGCTGGAGCTGGATCTTGGTCTGCGCGCCTTCAAGGTGGAGCGGGTCAAATTGACCGGGATCCGGGCGCCACGGGCACAGGGTGATACCATGCTGGCGGGGGATGCCGCTAGAGCCGCCTTAGAAGCCCTGTGCCGCGTTGAAATATACGCCTGTACTATGCCCGAAAAAACCTACGGTCGCTGGACGGTGACATTGTACGATGGCGACGGCGCGAATATAAACGATAAGCTAGTGATGCAAGGTCACGCCCAATATCTCTAGCCAGAATGTATTTTTCACCAGATGGTACTAATACATCCTATGTTATTGATTAATAACAAAATAACAGCAAATGTATTTTGTATTAGTATCCTACAGAAACAGTATACAAAATTATGTATACACTCATTTTTTTAGCTAATACACTAATACATTTCAAAGAATATGTATATATATCAAATGTTTAGTATGTATTAGTATATGTATTTTCTACTACCCTCAAAAATACATATAACCCTTGGTGGACGCGAAATTTTTATTTTATTTATATATTTTCACAAAGGATTGTTGTATTATATGCAGCATAAAGTTATTACAAACAGGTAGGCAATAATGAACAGACGTGAATTTATGAAGAAAGCCTTTTGCACAGGCGCAGCCATGGCATTGCCATCTATTGCGCTGGCCGGGGATTATTACAACATCGACAAGGTAGACGCCTTGATCCAAGACGCAGGCAGGGAAGAGCGTGCCTTTAGCGTAGCACCAAGCCCTTACGGCGGCGAGATTAAAGTAGGGGACGTTATTACAATAGATGGGCACGTCAATAGTTATACAGTCACCGGCGCACAGAAGGAATTTTTTGACACTGAGCTGACGGTTTATTATAAATGAGCGCTTTGATCTCCCCGGTGGATTACGTTCACAAAGTAAAACCCTTCGAGCATCAGGACAACGCATTCAAGCGGTACCGCGACGAGGACTGCGGCGCGCTGTTGCACGAGCAGGGCACCGGCAAAACCAAAACGCTAATCGACATCGCCGCGTGGAAGTACATGCAAGGCACAATCAATGCGCTGGTAGTGCTTGCGCCCAACGGCGTTCATGTCAACTGGATCAAAAACGAAATGCCCGCGCACTTACCAGATCACATTAATCACGTCTCGGCATGGTGGCGGTCAACGCCCAAAGCCGCCGAGCGCAAAGCCATTGAAGCGCTGACCGATACAACGAAAGACGGCTTACGAATCTTGACCATGAACGTCGAAGCCGTTAGCAAGACCGGCGGCAAGGCGCAGAAGTATTTAAAAGACTTCCTGATATATTTTAATTGCATGGTCGTGCTGGACGAGTCGCATCGTTTCGCCACGCCGGGCGCTAATCGCACGAAGTTCATCCTGCGCAGCGGGCAACATGCCGTAACGAAGTTCATCGCCACAGGCACCAGCATGTCAACCGGGCCGCTAAACTTGTATACACAATATAAATTCTTAGACCCTGAAATTTTGGGGTACAGCACCTACACCGCATTTAAAAATGATTTTGCTGTATGGGAGCGCCGCACGGTGAACAACACACGCGGGCACTACGATCACCTTGTCGGTTATCAAAATTTGGACAAGCTGGCGGGGTTAATCAAGCCCTACACCGACCGGGTGCTAAAAAAGGATTGCTTGGATCTGCCTGAAAAGCTGCGCAAGAAGATCTTGGTTGAGCTGGCACCTAAGCAGCGGGCGATGTACAACAAGATGCTGGCGGAAAGTATCGTGGCCCTGCGCGACGCCTACCGACAACAAACAGGGGTAGCCGCGCCCAGCGACCCCGACCCCGAAAACGAGATACTGTTTTTCCTGACCAATGAAAACGTGCCATCGGTTATTGCCAAGAACGCAGCCGTGCGCACGGGCAAGCTAAAGCAAATCAGCAGCGGGTTCATAATAGATGATGATAAGGCTGTGCATATCATTGATGGCCCTAACCCGAAGCTGGCCGCCCTGCTGGACTCCATACAAGACTATCCCGGCAAGATCATTATCTGGGCATGGTATCGGGAAGAAATGCGCCTGCTCATCGACACCTTGCGCGCGGAGTATGGGGACGAGGCGGTAGTACATTATTACGGCGGCACCACGGCGGACGAGCGGGAGGTGGCCAAGCACCGCTTTCAAAACGACGAGTCCTGCCGGTTTTTTGTAGGCCAGCCAAGATCGGGCGGAATTGGGTTAACATTGACGGCCAGTTGTGTTACTATGTATTTCTCCCGCGTACCTTACGAGGCTAGGTATCAGTCGGAGGATAGAAATCATAGAATAGGGCAAACGGAAAACGTGCTGTATGTAGACTTTGTAGCACAAGACACGGTAGAAGAAAAAGCCGACGAGGCGATGCAGGTACAAGCCGCCATCATAGACAGTGTTTATAAATTATTGGAAGATTGAATGAGTGTATATGTACCTTTATTGCCTTTGAAGCGCGGCGAAAGTGGCGAGCTGGTTCCGGTCTTTGACCTTACCCCAGCGCGCGCCTATGGCGAGTTGAAAGTGTTGCTGGACAAGCCTAATATGATGTTGGCAGCGGTGCCGATCATACAACAATTAAAGCGGGACATGCGCACATTTAGCGATGACGACTACATCCTGCCGGTAGGCGATCCGTCCTCTATTGCAGCGGTCGTTATGGTGGCGGCACAAATGAATCGCAACCGGGTCAAGATCCTGTCATGGGACAGGCGCACGCAACAATATATTGAACTACAACTGGCGGTATAGAAAGGAGAAAGCAAATGACAATTAACTTTGAAGAAGCAGTCACCGTATCCGGCGAACAACTGCAAGAGATATCCAAGCTGGCACAGCAGCAACTTGACTTAGAAAAGCTGCTGGAACAAACGGAGCAGCATTTAAAGACACTTAAAAGTCAGCACAAGAAAATAGCCGTTGACCTGTTGCCAACGGCTATGCAGGCCGCGGGCATGGAAAAGTTTACCCTGACCAACGGCGCGCAGATTGATGTTAAAGAAGCCCTGTATATGTCGATCCCTAAAAAGAACCGGGCAGACGTGGCGCTATGGTTGGTTGAGCATGGGCAGGAGACGTTGATTAAAAACGACGTGGTGATTAAGTTTAACAAGGGGGAAGAAGATCAAGTGCGCGGCCTGACAGAACTGCTAGGTGACGCGGGCATGGGGGATCGTTATTCGGTTGAGCAAGACATGAACACCGCCAGCGTTAAAGCCGCGATCCGCGAGCTACTGGAACAGGGTGAGGATGTGCCGCTTAAACTGTTCGGCGCGTATCAGGAGACAGCGGCGAAGATCACGGTGCCTAAAGGGTAATTATTATGAGAATTTTATTGACAGACGATATACTTAAAGAAGAAAAAGAGATTCTAGTGCGCTTTGAATTGCCCGATATGGGTAAAGACGGCAGGCATGCCGACGAAGGCGACGAACCCTATATAGCCGTTTTTTCTTTGTGCGAGCAAGGACATTTTAAGCTGCATACTTTGATTGAGGAACACATACAGAGTAACCCTAATAAAGAAACAAGAGAGGTGGCCGTTGACTGGCTTGAAGATATTACGAAGCGTATAGCCGGAAATAAATTAAATACAAAAGATTAACACGTGTTGAAAACCGCGCACGGTAAACCAGCGGTTTAACTTAAACAGGAGAATATAATATGCCAAATACAGAAGCAGTAGTAAAACAAAACACCGCAATGGCGTTAGCCGCAGCGGACATGGAAGCTGACTCTTTTGCAGCCAGCGGGTTTGAAGAAGCGGACAATGAAAGTTATGCCGTACCGTTTCTGACGATCTTGCAATCCTTATCGCCCCAGTTGGATAAGAACAAGGGCGAATACGTCAAAGGATCTGAAGTCGGGAACATCTTTAACACGGCCACGGGTGAGCTGTTTGAAGCCCTAACCGTTATCCCTTGCCATTTCCGCCGCCAGTTTTTAGAATGGTTGCCGGATCGCGGCGGGTTTGCCGGGGCGCACGATGTAGTGGAAGGGCAAAGCATGCTGGCCACTACCAAGCGCAACGACAAAGGGCAAGACGTACTGCCTAATGGCAACGTGCTCGTGGATACGCGGGAGCATTTTGTGCTGGTAGTAACCGACTCCGGGGTAACGGAACGCGCTATGATCAGCATGAGCAGCACGCAGATGAAAAAGTCCAAGCGCTGGATGACGTTGATGCAGAACATCAAGTTCCCGCGCAAAGACGACCCGACCCAAATGTACACGCCGCCTATGTACAGCCACAGCTACAAGCTGGGCGCGGTGTACGAGTCAAACGACAAGGGTAGCTGGTATGGCTGGACGGTTGAAAAGGTCGGGCTGCTCGAAAACACTGCGTTATATACTGAAGCGAAGGCATTCCGTGACAGCATCGTAAGCGGTGCGGTGGAAGTTAAGCATCAGGACATGGCGGGCAAAGAAGCGGAGGAAATGGACGTATAGTCGTGCGGACGTAGGATAAATGGCTGGGTCTAAACGCCAGCGCCGGATTCATAACCGGTACTTGTGTACCATAAGGACCATTATATTGGGCATTAACCACTATAATGCCCAATATATGATACAAACTGTCACCACATAGTCACAAGTGGGTACTGGAAAAGCCCGAGTACGCTTTAACTGCTCCGTGTGAGGTTGCTCAATGATTACGGAGAGTGGCTAATAAATCTTGCACCGCGCTGATAAAGCGGGATGCCAGCAAGGAGGTCGCAAGAATACCTGACCGGCCAACCAAGCACGTTATGAACAATGGATGAAGCTGGCAGATCGCAGTAGGATTAGAGGCGTATATGGAAACTAAGACGTTCAGGAATGCCTGCCTAAGCCGTGATAGTCCCGAACCCGTTTGAGCTTACGGTTATAGCGAGGGAAGGGATGGGGTTCAAATCCTCCGGTCGCCAGTGGATTCCACCTTTTTTCGACACGTTTGTTCATTATGTCGATGTGTTCATTAATAATGTACATGACATTTAAGTGGCCAAATATGAGGACTTTGTATGACTTGGAACCACAGGGTAATGAAGCACCACGATTGCGGTGAGGACTGGTACGGTATCCATGAGGTCTTTTATGATGAGAACGGGGAGGTTGATGGCTGGGCTGAATCTGCTGATGTAACAGGGGAATCTTTAAATGATTTAAGAACTGCCCTCGACTGGATGCTAGACTGTCTTGATAAGCCCGTACTGGATTATTCAAATGACGAAAATAAATAGGAGCACATGAACACACTTATAGCACGCTTCGCGAGATTATTTGCCGGACTGGACAGGGCGCACGGGCGCTTTAAATTGAGCGGCGAGATAACTAAAAAGGGCAAGGCCGAGGGCTACGCGCAAACGCTACGCGAGTCTGTCTGTGCCGAGCATTGGCGCAAGCATTTAGAAGGCGTGCAGGGGCTTGGTATCGTGCCCATACGCGATGACGAGACGGTCGTGTTCGGCGCCATTGATATCGACGTTTACGACCTAGACCTTACTGCGCTAGAGCAGAAGATCAAAAAGCTGGGCATGCCCTTAGTGCTGTGCCGCACAAAATCAGCCGGGGCGCATTGCTACCTGTTCACCGCCGAGCCTATCCACGCCAGCATTATGCGCAACGCGCTTGCAGTCATGGCGATGCAGCTAGGCTATCCCGGCGTCGAGATTTTCCCAAAGCAAGAGGCGCTGGCCAGCAAGGAGGACGTGGGCAACTGGATCAACATGCCTTATTTCGACGCCAAGAACGGCACAGACCGCTACGCAATACGCGACGGCAAGCCTTTAGTAGCCGAGGAGTTTGTTGATTACGCTGACAGCATGCGCGTGACTGACATTGAGTACCTGTTAAAACAGGAATTCGCCGAGCAAGATATTTTGAAAGGCGGTCCGCCCTGTTTGCAGGTCATAGCGGAGCAGGGCGCGCCCGAGGGCATTCGCAATGAAACCCTGTTTAACTATGCTATCTATGCCAAGATGCGCCACGGGGACAAGTGGAAACAAGCGCTGGACGAGATCAACCGCACCATCATGGATCCGCCGCTGCCTTCGAATGAGGTAGTGGTCATTATCAAGTCAATACAAAAGAAAGATTACTTTTATACGTGCAAGAAGCAGCCGCTTTGCGCGTATTGCAACCGCGATATATGCAGGCAGCGGGAATTTGGTATAGGCGACGGAGGCAATGGCGAAGATCCAGACATCATGTTTGACAGCATCACGCAGATCAAAACAAGGCCGCCGACGTGGGTAGTGGGGATCAACGGCGTGCGCCTGCAAATGGAAACTGAAGAGCTGCTAAGTCAAAGCAAGTTCGCCAAGCTGTGCGCAGAAAACCTGAGATATCTGCCCGCACCAGTGAAACCATCTATATGGAGAAAACTATTGAACGGTCTATTTAAGCACGCCGAAACAATCGAAGCGCCGGACGATGCCGGGCCAGAGGGGCTGTTCTGGTACCACTTGGAGCACTTTTGTACGTCGCGCGCTGAGGCACGCACACGGGATGAACTACTGCAAGGCAAGCCGTGGCACGATGATAATCGCACCTACTTCCGCGCGCCCGATTTAATACGCTACCTGAACCAGCAACAGTTCAAAGACTTCAAGCAACACCAGATATTTTCCATGCTAAAAGAAAAACAAGACGTATCCCATCACCAATTTAATTGCAAAGGCAGCGGCGTGCAATGCTGGTCAATCCCGCAGTATGCCATGCAAACAGAAGATTTTGATATACCGGACGTGGAAAGTGACGTTGACTGCTAACATCATCCTAGGCGGCCCCGGCACCGGCAAGACAACCTACTTGCTGGACGTGCTGGACAAGGAGATGCAAAGCGGCGTGCAGCCGCATCGCGTAGCCTTCATGTCATTTACCAAGAAGGCCGCATCTGAGGCGATGCTGCGAGCCTGCGAGAAATTTGACTACCAGCCAAAGCAGTTCCCCTACTTTAAAACCATTCACGCGCTGACATACGCCGAGGCAGGTGTTAAGCGCAATATGGTCATGCAGCCAAGCGATCACAAACGACTAGCGCAGCAGCTAGGGCTAAAATATAGCGGGTACAATAGCGCGCAGGACGGGGCATTTAGCGGTGAGGAACAGGCCGATGTGTTCTTGTCCGTGGTGAAATACGCTAACGCTACCTGCCAGAGCTTGCACGACGCATGGCACAATACCGGCAGCGGCGTAGACTGGCACCGCTTAAAACAATACGACAGCACCTTGCGGCAATTCAAGCGCGTCTCAGGCAAGGTCGACTTCGACGACATGTTGCAGATATACATAGACAACGGGGAGCCGTTGGATATAGATGTGGCGATCATCGATGAAGCGCAGGACCTGTCCGCTATGCAATGGGGCGTGGTGCGCAAGCTGATAGGACACGCGAAACGCGTATACGTGGCAGGTGACGACGATCAGGCGCTCTACAAATGGTCGGGCGCCGACGTAGATCAGTTCGTGGACATGGAAGGTGACGTCACAGTGTTGCCCCTTAGTCACCGCCTGCCGAAGCTGGTGCATCACGAGGCGGAGAAGCTTGTGGCGCGCATACAGCACCGTAGGGACAAGCAATATAACCCTACCGACAAAGAAGGCAGCATTAACTGGATCACCGAACTGGATAAGGACGCGCTTAAAAACGGCGAGTCGTGGTACCTGTTAGCACGCAACAGCTACCTGTTAAAGGGCTACACGGAAACCTTGCAAGAGATGGGTGTGCCCTATAAGACGGTGCGCGGCAGCAGCATCAAGCAAGAGCACGTCGAGGCCATCATTTACTGGGAGCGACTGCGTAAGGGCAAGGCACTGCCGGGGGATCAAGTCAATAAAGCACTGCAATTTTTAGGCAGGCATAGCATCGAAAAGGTAATCGAGGAAGATACCTATACCTTGACCGACTTGCACGCGCGCGGCCTTACAATAGGCACGCCGTGGCACGAGGCGTTTCACGGTATGGACGCCGAGAACATTTATTATTATTTAGACATACTGCGCAACGGTTACAAGCTGTATGAGGAGCCGCAAATTTATCTCGGCACGATTCATAGCGTCAAAGGAGGCGAGGCGGACAACGTCGTATTGTGCGTTGACATGACTTACCGCACGTATATGTCGATGCAGAAGTTCGCCGACGACGAGCACCGGGTGTTCTACGTGGGCGCCACGCGGACTAAAAAGAACCTGTACTATATGACGCCTAAAACAAACATGTACTATGAGGTATGAATGATTCAAGCTAGCTGCACATACAAGATAAAGCCGACGGAGTTCGACGCGGCGATGTATATAACAGTCGTGGATGATGAGCATGGTTTCCCGTTTCACGTGTTTATAAACAGCAAGCACGTGCCGACGTTTGAGTGGGTGGAGGCTACCAAGCTGACGCTAAACGCTCTGCTTAAACAAAGCAGCTTTCCCGGCGATCTGCTGGATGAAATGTGTACCATCAGCGATCCCCATGGCGGGTACTTCCACAAAGGCCAGCGGATCCCCAGCGTCCCGGCCCATATCGCCCTTATTTTGCGCAAAGTCTGCGAGGAAAAGGGCATAATGCCAGCTAAGTGATTGATTGTAAAAGGAAAAAATAAATGTTTACATTAACGTATATACATGTATAATTTAAACCGTAGACAGAAAGCACACACACATAACAGAGAGGAACTGAACATGAGCGCATACTTAACAAGCCCTGAAGACATTGCAAAATTAGCGGCCTACGCAATCAAGAACGATTGCACAAAGTACGGTCAAATGTACGACATGGGAATCGAAACGATGGAACAAGTTGCTACCATTCTAGCAGAGCAAAACATCACTTCGATTGCCGCACGTTACCCTGACATGAAGGGCAACGAAGCAGTATCATTTTTCGCTGGCGATTACAGCAACGAAGAATACATCGCCGACTGCGGACGTGGTTCCAGTATGCGAGTTGCGTTCGACTACAAAGACATCGCCGATGCTGTTGGCAGTTACGAGTACCAATCATGCGAAGATGACGAATACTTCAACTCAACCGCGTTCAAGATTGTCACAGCAATTCGCACAAACTTATTGAACAAACTGACGCGCCAATAAAATAGTCAACCCCCGCCTCCGGGCGGGTTCTTTTAATAACAGAAGGAGCTATACCATGAGAGAAATGACACAAACACATGACGTTCACCTAACCAATGATCTGATGCAGGTCTGTGCGCCAAGCGTATTTGCAGACGCGCCACGCGACGATGTTTCAGATCGTTACGGTTTCATTCCAACCGTTAACGTGATCGACGGTCTGCGCGACGTTGGCTGGTTCCCAGTTGACGCCACGCAAAAGAATGTCCGCAAAGCTGGCAACCGCGACTTTACCAAGCACCTTGTCCGCTTCCGCCGTTTGGATGACGACATCGTTGTTGGTGACAGCGTCGTTGAATTGCTGCTTACTAATAGCCACGACCGCAGCAGCGGCTTCGTATTGCACGCAGGCGTATTTCGCATGGCATGCGCAAACGGCATCGTGATCGCGGACAGCACGTTCGGCAAAGTAGCGGTACGCCATAACGCAAACGCGCCGCAACAGGTTATCGAGGGCGCTTATCAAGTCATTGACGACGTGCCAATGATTGCCGCCGAAGTTGAGGGTATGCAGGCGGTTGACCTTACCAGCAGCGAACAGCGTATTCTAGCGCTGAGTGCTTATAACTACGCGCACCCCGACGCACTGCAAGACGAAAACGTTATCACCACGCAGAACGATATCGCGCAGCAGGTACTTCGCACTCGCCGAGGCGCAGACGCTAACAGCGATTTGTGGAGCACCTTTAACCGCGTGCAGGAAAACATGCTGAAGGGCGGTATCACTACGCGCAAAATGTCAGATAAGTCTCGCCATGGAACGCGCCGCACCACCAGCCGGAAGGTGAACAGCATCGACAAGGACATCAAGCTGAACAAGGCGCTTTGGGAAATGGCCACGCAGATGCGCGCTTTAAAGGAAGCCGCGTAACGAATTGCCCCGCCCGGTTAGCCGGGCGGGGCATCTTTTAACAACATAGGAGAATTAAAATGTATGACAAACAAAAAGGTGAAGGAAGTATTGACGGGGTTGTATCACTCGCGGTTTTTGGTTGGGTTTTTGCCGCTTGGCTTACCCATATTATTTTTTGCCTCAAAACGGGCGCGTGGGGTTTTCTCATCGCTGGCGCGATACTTTTCCCGATAGGCGTGGTGCATGGCACGGGCCTGTGGTTTGGGTTCTTTGGCTAATGCCAAATATTATACTGAACAGGATTAAGACGCCGGACGGCACCGTGCTGACTAGCTGGCACCGTCATGACTATAAAGTATATACGGACGAGGTCAGCGGGGAAAACTACATGGTAGACGGCGGGCTGTCTTACTTGCGTCGCAACGTGAACGCTGTGCCCGCTGAGGAGCTGACCGTGTATGATGATGTGCCGCACGCTGAACTGCGCGAGGCATTTCACTGGGGCACGCGGGGCGTTGACGGCAAGCAACCTCTTACATGGGTGCCGCTTAAATCACTTTTAATAGATCACATCAAGGAAATACTGCGTACACAGCGGCAGTTGGATAGCTCGCGCGTCAAAAGGTATTTTGAACGTGAGCTTGTTTACAGGGGCATTAAGTGAGCCAACAAATTTATTTTATCTCTGACCTGCACTTGGGGCACAAGAATATTCTAACCTTTGGTCAGCGACAGCATAACGACATAGAGGACATGCACATCGCTATGTTAGAGGCGTGGAATAACAAGGTGCGCAAGCAGCGGGACATCGTGTATGTATTGGGTGACGTGTGCATGAATGTAGCGGACATGCGCTGGCTGGATTTAATGAACGGCCAGAAACGCCTAGTGCTGGGCAACCACGACCAGCTTGACTACGGCGTGTATCGAAAATACTTCGACAAGATTTATCATTTTCACAAGGGCTACGGCGGCATGGTGTTCACGCACATTCCAATCCATCCCGGTGAGCTGGCGTATCGAAACTGGAAATGGAATATCCACGGCCACATTCATCGAAAGGAGCAGGACATTGATGATCCGCGCTACTTCAATGTGAATGTTGATATCATAGGCTACGCGCCGATCAGCTTGGATGAACTGCGGGAGCAACTGCAATGTCAAAACCAGTAACAGTACACCGTGCCGTGGCGCACAAGATACGCAATCAGTACCGGGGGTTCGTTGAACGCGACGGGTGGACCCTGCCGGAGTCGATGCTGTTCTACAAGATATTGGAGGCGGCCATCCTAGACCTGCCACAGCGGGACGCGGTTTGGTACCTTACGCAGCCGGTTATCCCGGCGGCGGAGCTGGGTGGGGTAGATAGTGACTGGGTGCGTCGTACGTTGCGCCGCGCCAAACTTTTATAAAAGGATCCTGTATGCCAGAGCTAGAAGATACGATAGAAAAAATGCGCAAACGCATCGCTAAAGTAGACGCACTGTCTGCCGAGCTAAAGGGGCGCATAGATAACCTAGACCCTTATGCACTAACCACGGCGCTGATGATGATGCACAAAGACGTGACCGGCCTGCACAGCAGGATGAAGCTAATGATCTTGAAAGTAAACGTGGCCACGGAAGTCGTGTGGTCGTTAAGAAGAACAGGCGGCGGCGAAGATCTCGCCGTTAAGGTAATATCAGCGTTCGATAACCCGGACGCGTGGTGGGCAAAGCGTGAGCACTTAACGCTGGCGCAGTGGCGGGATGAATTAAGTACATAATCTAATCAGGAGTAAGGAATGCTAACAGTAACTAAGCAATACAGAACGGAAACGGGACACAGACTCACCAACTATGAGGGCAAGTGCGCGCATCTTCATGGGCACTCTTACTTATGGGAGGTCACGGCTACTTCGCCTAAACTGGAAAATGGTATGGTGCTGGACTTCAAAGACTTAAAAACGGCCATGGTAAGTGTACTAGAGCCTTTGGATCACGCCTTTGTGCTAGCACCGGACGACCCGTTGCTAGGTTATGCGGAAGCCTTTAGCGGCGGCATACAAGACTTACTTGTTGCCAGCAACGGTAAGACCCCGCGCTTATTCATTTGGCAAGGCAACCCTACTGCCGAATCGTTTGCCGAATATGCGGCGCACGCTATACAAGTGCAATTACCCAAAGGAATCGCCGTCACTCACGTCAAAGTATGGGAGACGGCTAATTCTTTTGCAGAGTACCGGGTTCCTGTACAACTGCATTTAGATTTGGAGGCGTAACATGTTCGGCGATAATCCATTAAGAAAACAGGACTTAGGCAATCCTGCGCTAGAGGTCGTCAAGGTGTTTCGCACCATACAAGGCGAAGGGCCATTTGCGGGAGATCCTGCGATATTTGTTCGCCTGCGAGGCTGCAATTTAAAGTGCTATTTCTGCGACACGGACTTTGAAAATGATTGGTACAGCGCACATTTGGACGAAGTGCTTACTGAAATAAAAACACTGGCGGAAGATAGTATTAAGCTGGTCGTTATTACAGGCGGAGAACCTTTCCGGCAGAACATAGCCCCGCTGACAAAAGCGTTATCAAAGGACGGGTATAGAGTGCAAATAGAAACAGCAGGCACAATAAGTAACCCGGATTTTCCGTGGAAAGATAACCGGGTATCTGTGGTAGTTAGCCCGAAGACCGGGAAGCTGCATAAGGATATGGCTAAGGCTGCCGCTTGGAAATATATTTACGCCGGCGTAACGGACAGCGAAGGGTTTCCTGCGTTATCCACACAGCGGGAAGGAAAGCACAAGGGAATCGCCCGGCCACTTAATAACGCTCCGATTTACATGCAACCAATGGATAGCTATGACGAAGTGCTCAACGAAGAACTGATCCAATCCTGCGCTGAATTGTGCATGCAGCATGGGTACAGGTTTTCTTTTCAAATACATAAAGCGATAGGAGTAGAGTGATGGAAAAAGTAATTGTTATTTACAGTGGCGGGATGGATTCATTTACCTTGCTTAATAAATTAGTAATAGATGGGTATGATGTTCACGCTGTATCTTTTAACTACGGGCAACGCCATAGTAAGGAACTAGACTACGCCGGGCGCGTAACCGCTGAACTGGGCATTGAGCACAAGATTGTAGACGTTTCCAGTATCAACCAATTACTGCAAGGTTCGGCGCTCACTTCTGACGATATGGACGTGCCGGAAGGGCATTATGAAGAACCTAGTATGAAGCAGACGGTAGTTCCTAATCGTAATATGATTATGTTATCGCTAGCTGTGGGCTACGCTGTATCGATTGGCGCCTCGAAAGTGTATTACGGCGCGCACGGTGGTGATCATGCTGTGTACCCCGACTGCCGTCCAGAATTCATTGATGCGATGAACGCAGTAACTAAGATCGCGAACTGGGAGCCTGTCGAAATTTGTACGCCGTTTATCGATGCCGGTATGGACAAAGGGGACATTGCAGCAATGGGAAAAACGCTCGAACTCGATTACGGTAAATCGTGGACGTGTTATAAAGGCGGCGACAAGCCGTGTGGTAAGTGCGGGGCATGCCAAGAGCGCATTGAAGCTATGGCATTTGCCGGTATTAATGATCCGGAGTATGGGTAATGACTGAAAAAATATATTTAACTCACGAGCAATGTTACGTTCAATTAAATGAAGTGCTTGTGACAATCAATGAACATATTGATACACCTTACGCTGCGCTGAAGATTTTCCCGGTTCCTCGCGGGGGAGTTCCTGTCGCGTATATGATAAAGAATCATTTCAGTATTGCTGAGATAGTAAGTTCAGCGCAAGATGCAGACATTATTATTGACGACCTAATTGACAGTGGCGCGACCATGGAACGTTACGCCGAACAGTGGCCGGAAAAACCCTTCCTCGCTTTAATCGATAAGCGCAAGCAGTATGTTGGCGAATGGATCGTGTTCCCGTGGGAGCAGGGGGAGACGGATACCAGTGCTGACGATATACCTATCCGTCTATTGCAGTACATCGGCGAAGATCCTAACCGAGGCGGCTTGCTTGAAACACCAAAACGTATGCTGAAGGCGTGGGACTTTTGGACTAGCGGATATGGGCAGAAGCCTGAAGATATTTTAAAGGTGTTTGAAGATGGCGCGGAGGATTACGATGAGATGGTGCTGGTTAAAGATATTCCTATCTATAGTCACTGCGAACATCACCTAGCACCTTTCTTCGGCGTTGCGCATATTGGGTATATTCCGAACGGAAAAATTGTAGGGCTGTCGAAACTGTCGCGTATCGCCGATGTTTTTGCTAGGCGCTTGCAAGTGCAGGAACGTCTTACCAATCAAATCGCACAAGCATTGGAAGAACATCTGCAACCGCTAGGCGTTGCCGTCGTTATTGAGTGCCGTCACATGTGCATGGAATCGCGGGGCATACAACGTCAAGGTGCCACAACGGTCACTAGCTCTATGCGAGGTATTTTACGCGAAGACGCTAAAGCCAGAGCAGAGTTTATGGGGCTGTTGAAATGAAGCAATCTAAACTTGAATCGCTGCTAGAAGCAGGCATTAACACTGCGTCGGGCTTTATTGTAGCGATGCTAGTAACAGAATTTATTGTCGTCCCACTATGGGATTTAAACTGGTCGTTCTCAGATAACTTCGCTGTCACGGCCTTATACACAACTATCGCTGTATGCCGAGGATACTTGTGGAGGCGTTTTTTTAATGCGGGTGTGCATAAAGCTGTACACAGGGCTATATTTCTGAAGTAATATCCAACTACCAAAGCAGGAGATTTCTATGGGTACTGTAAATAATGCAAGAAAAATCTTTGATGAACTTTATTTTTTGAGCGGCAACGTTTTGCCTAAACGCAGCGACGCGGTAAGCAAGTGTATCGAAGCGGGCATAAACAAGGCAACAGCGCAGTCGACGTTTGCAAAATGGCGAAGGGAAAAAGTAAAAGAGCAGGATTTATGAAAGTTTACTTAGCCGGCGAGCAATTCGAAGGCGTCAAAGACAGGGTTAAACGCCGGCTATTTTCTTATTGGTACAACAAAGGGGATGCCTCGGCAGTGAAAGAAGCAAAGGAAAACGGGACATCCGACTGCTTTCTGGATAGCGGGGCGTTTACAGCATTCACTCAAAAAGCAGAGATAGACCCGGGGGTATATGCTAAGTATATCCGGGAAAACCATGCGCTTTTTACAGTTTGTAGCTCTTTAGACGCAATCGGGGACCCTCAACAGAGCTATGATTATTTAAAGCAGTTAGAAGCCCTTGGTTGCGTCGTGTCCCCGGTGTTCCATGCAAGAGAAGATATTAAATGGCTTAAAAAATACATAGACGAAGGATACGAATATATTTTCCTCGGCGGCATGGTACCAGAGACAACGGGGTGGCTGAGGGAATGGCTCGACGGTCTGTTCGACAAGTATTTAACGAACGCGGACGGTACGGCGCGTGTTAAATTACACGGGTTCGGGTTGACGGACCAGCAGTTAATGTTCCGCTACCCTTGGCATAGTGTGGATTCTACTTCATGGCTTTTTACCGGAGCATTCGGCGGGTGCCTTTTTTACAGGGACGGGGCCGCAAAAAAAGTAGTTTTTTCTTATGACTCGCCTTCTGCTAAAAAATTGAACGCCCCTCACTATAGTAATCTAAGTTCTATCGAACAACTGCAAGTAGACAAGTGGCTTGCTGAAATGGGTGTTACTGCCCAACAGTGCGCTGAACATTACTCATTCCGTAATATTATCAACGCGGACAGTTTCCAGCGTATGGAAAAATACGGTACGGAAACATTTAAGAAAAAACAGGTAACGTTGTTCACATGAAAAACACACTCAATTTCGTTCGCGGCGCTGTCGCGGAAAAAGATCTTGTCCCTGTACTAACTCACTTCAATATAAAGGATGGGCGTATACAGGGGAGCAACGGGCGTATAGCAATAGACGCGCCGGCGGAGGGCGCTATCTCCGGGATGAATATTACAGTGCCAGCGGATAAGTTTTTAAAGGCCGTTGACGCCTGCGCTGGGGAACCTGCGCTCAAGGTGACGGAGGCCGGGAACCTTGTTATCAAGAAAGGAGCTTTCAGGGCAGTGCTGCCTCTTGCTAAACAGGAAGATTTCCCTAGCATGGAAAAAATTATGGGCAAGCAATACAGCGCGGAAAACATTCTCCCTGTGCTACGCAACCTGCGCCCTTTTATAAGTCAGGACGCTAGTCGCGTATGGTCTTGCGGTGTCTTACTGAGCGGAGGTACCGCTACAGCAACCAACAACGTTGTTCTCGTGCAAAGCCCTTGCGCTGTGCAGGAACGTATTAATATTCCTGTTTATGCGGTGGACGAGCTACTACGCATTAATATTGAACCCGTATCGATGACAGTCGGCTCCCGAGCAGTTATGTTTGAATTTCCTGACAGCGCTTGGATGACAGCACAATTATTCGAGGAAAATTGGCCTGATGTAGACAGCATGTTTGTCGACACAGATGTTGCAATTCCGGCAGGGGTTAAAGAGGCCGTTGAACGCGTGCTGCCTTTCTGCCCGGATAAAAAACACCCTGTGATCAACTTCAACAAGGAAGGCGTAGGCACAAATGCCGGGGATATGTCAGCACTACAGGCAATGGAAGGGCTTTCTGAAGCGTCTTTTAGAGCGGAGCCCCTTCTGCTTGTTTTGAATGTAGCGACTCACATGGATTTTTCGCAGTACCCTAGTCCGTGCCCATTTAAAGGCGACGGCATTAAAGGCATTATTGCCGGGGTTTTAAAATAATGCGCTTCGACTCATACGGGTTCTTCTGGGAAGATAAACCGCGCACCAGTAGCCGGGAACCAGTCAACAGGCCCATCCCCGCAATCCCTGACACCGGCTGGACTGCGCCGACGGATTTCCCAAACCTGTCTGCTGCAAAGGTGCTGGCGATTGACCTTGAGACATACGATCCAAACCTTAAAACAAGCGGGCCGGGCAATGTGCGCTTGGATGGAAATATCTGCGGCATCGCGGTAGGCGCAGACGACGACGGGCGCTGGTACTTCCCGATGCGCCATACGGTAGGCGGCGGCAATCTTGACCCGGAGGCGGTGCTCAACTGGGCGCGACACGAGCTTGGCAGGGCTTCCCAGCCGAAGGTCGGCGCGAACCTGATGTATGACCTTGGCTGGCTGGACGCGGAGGGCGTCGAGGTCAGAGGGGAGCTGATCGACGTGCAGTTTGCCGAGGCGCTATTGAATGAGCATGCCTTCAGCTACAGCCTGCAAGCGCTGGCCAAGCAATATTTGAACGAGGGCAAAGTAAACAACGCAATGTACGAGTGGGCGGAGCAGGCTTACGGCGGCAAGGCGCAAGGTGGCAACATTTATAGATGCCCGGCAGCGCTTGTCGGTCCCTACGGCGAGGGCGACGTTGATCTGCCGCTGCGTATTTGGCAACGCCAGAAACCCCTGCTTGAAAAAGAAGGGCTTTTAGACTTATTCAAACTTGAATGCGCCCTGATGCCAATGCTGCTCGCCATGCGCAAGCGCGGCGTGCGGGTATCAACAGACAACGCGACGGAGGTCAGCGCGGAGTTTCTAAAGCGCGAGGCATACTGGCAGGGCAAGTTAGATCATGCCGCCGGGCAGCACGTGGATATCTGGGCAGCGGAGTCCATCTCAAAGGCATTCGACAAGGCTGGTCTGTCATATCCCACAACGGCCAAGAGCAAGAAGCCGTCCTTCACGAAGCCGTGGCTTATGGCACATGATAGCGAGCTGGCGCAAGCTGTCATGGAAGCGCGCAAGTACAACAAGAATCGAGGCACGTTCGTCGACGGCTTTGTGTCTACGCACAACATCAACGGGCGCATTCACGCAGAGGCGCATCCGTTGCGTAAGGTGTCCGAGGAAGGCGGCACGTCGGGTACGGTCAGTGGCAGATTTTCATATTCAAATCCGAACTTGCAACAAATTCCGGCACGCGACATTGAAATGAAAAAACTGATCCGTGGCATGTTTGTGCCAGACGAGGGCGACAAGCAATGGCGGTGCTATGACTACAGCCAAATTGAATACCGCCTGATGGCGCACTATGCCATCGGTGAGGGCAGCGACGACGTGCGGCAGCAGTATGCGGACGATCCTAAAACGGATTTCCACGAAGCGACGAGGCAACTCATTTATGAAATGACAGGTAAGCTCATGGATAGAAAACCGGCCAAAGGTATCAACTTCGGCCTCGCTTATGGTATGCAAGAGAACGCACTTGCGCGGCATCTAGGTTTGCCAAAGGACGAGGCAATACAGTTAATGCACCACTACCACACAGGTGTGCCGTTCGTTAAAAGAACGTTCGACGCTTGCTCAGACAGAGCCGTTGAACGCGGCTATGTTAAAACGTTGCTGGGCAGGCGTGGGAGGTTCCCGTTTTGGGAGGCCAACGATTACGAACTGGGCAAAGAGCTGGGGCAGAGCCTTGACCCCGACAAGTTGTTGGCGCAGATAAACGCCGCGCGGGATCTCGCTGTATTAAATCAGAAGCGAGCACCACGGGCAGGTGTCAGGCGCGCCCGGACGCACAAGGCACTGAACAGTGTTATGCAAGGCGGGGCGGCGGACTTAATGAAAAAGGCCATGCTGGATATCTGGCAAAGCGGTGTTTGCGACGTGGTAGGCGTGCCGCTGATCACGGTACACGATGAGCTGGACTTCAGCGATCCCGGCACAGCGGAAGCTGAGGAAGCTTTTAAGGATATCGCACACATGATGGAGAACGCCATACAACTGAAAGTGCCGATTATTGTAGATTGTGAAATAGGACCTAACTGGGGAAATTTGAAATGAGTGACTTTGAAAAAAACAAACGGCTTGCGGAGCTGATGAAGATCGAGGACTTCCGGGCGGTGAAGCCTTACGTGTGGGCTAACGTGCATACGCAATACAACCCGTTCAGGAACGCCGAGCAGCTGCAAAGCATCATAGACAAGTACAAGCCAGCCATGGTACATGACGGGGAGGTGTGGTTTGTGAATGATAGCGAGAATAATTTAGAGGCGGTAAGTGACGCGCGGTTGCCGACGGCGGTGTGCAAGTGGGTGGTGTTGAATAAATGATCCTGTTCATCTCAACATTCGCGGCGGTGTTCCTATTATCGTTTCAACAGCAAAATGTCGTGGGCGGGCATTTCTTTTATGCTGCCATTACGTCGATGCTGATCGCAGCGGCGCAGTTCGCCATGTTCAAAGGCGTTATCGCCAGTGATTTAATCGGCGTGCTTTATATGGGAACAGGTGGCGCGGTCGGCGTCACGTTATCAATGTTTGTGCATCGTAAAGTTATCAAAAAGAAATAAGGAGATCGTATGTTAGTATTAGGCAGGAACGCAGGGCAGTCGATTATGATCGGCGACGACATCATTATCACTGTATTGGACGTGAACCACGGGCAGGTGAAGATCGGCGTAGTTGCGCCGCGCGAGGTTGCCGTGCATCGAGAAGAAATTTATGAACGCGTACAAAAGGAGAAAGGCTTATGATTGAGCGGCGCCCTTGGGGGCACTGGGAAATGCTGGACGAAGGCGACGGTTACTGGGTGAAGATGATCACGGTCAACCCCGGTTGCAGACTGTCGTTGCAACGGCATGAACATCGCAGCGAGCGCTGGACGCTATTAAGCGGGCGCGCGCTTGTTACGCTCGGCGATCTAAAACTGCGGCGCTGGGAAGGGTACAGCCAGACCATTGAGATCAGGGCAGGGGTGTTGCATCGCTTAGCGAATGATGGCGCGGCACCGCTGCATGTATTGGAAATTGCGCTGGGCGACATATTGTCTGAGGATGATATCGAGCGCTGGGAGGATGATTATGCGCGTGCAGAAAAATGAAAACTATAATCCACATTAACCAACACGAGATAAAAGCGAACGCGAAAGACAACGGGCGGCGCCCTGTCATTACTGTTAAAACATACAAGTCGAATCGTTACGCGCACGCAGTGGACGTACACGGCGCTTCGCGTGTCGTGTATTCGCCGGGCAAGCCATTATCCTGCGGCGCACGGGTATGGGTTGAAACGCACGGCGAGGTCACGTTATACGATGAAAATGGGGGTATATTAACAAACACTAATATAAAATAGCGGCTAAGTGTTTGATTGTAAAAGGGAAAAATAAATGTTTACATTTCTGTGTAAATGGGTATAATTAATTACACGGTAACACATAAAGCACACATAACAGGAGCACGACATGAACAACGCACAGAAAATACGAGCAGCAAAAATTGTTAACATTTACGTGGGGTTCTTGGATCAGGACGTTGCTATAACGAAGACTGAGGCGCTGCGAATTGCAAATGAGAACAAGCTGCTCGAAGTTGTATTTTACGCTGAGACAACAAACGAGTACGCCGAAGCGCGACTGGTTAACGTAACTCGCCCAAGCGAATACTAAGGAGAAGGATCATGATTGAAATGACGCGCAAAGAAGCAAACTCAGTTCTAGCACTTGCTGTATACGGCATTGTTGAAGGGGAAAATCACCAAGCAGATTGGGCAACACACATTAACGATAGCTACGATGTACCTTGCGCACGCAACTGCTTCGAGGATTTTTTAAACGCTATTAAAATAATGAGCGATGCGCAGGTTGAACGCCTTGTTGAAGACGTGCGCGAATATGAAAAAGAAACAAACGAAGGAGAAGGATCATGACTAATGCACAACGAAATCTAGCTTCGCAAGTTGTTGCTCAGCTACTATTAAATAACCAACTGACCCCGGCTGATGCGTCTGCTTTGCTACGGTCTTGGTGGTTAAACTCTGATTGATAAATCGTAACATTAATGCCTCGCAAGAGGCTTGAAGGAGAAGGATCATGAAACTACTAGACGCGGAATACTTACGGCACAACCTGACTTGCATTGCGGCGGACTATCGCCAGCAGGAAGATGAATTGGAACTTGCCCATTTCTACAAGGACATTGCCCGAGCACTGCGCAGCAAGTTCGGTGGCAGCTTCAGGGATCTTGATGTTGATGACTTGCACCAGCTTTGCGCCGAGTATGATCTCGTTACTGAATATGAAGATTTGCTGGACGTTCGCGAAGAAGTCGAAATAATCTTTAAGGAGGTGCGCTAATGGATCACTACAAACAACAGGTTAACACGCGACTTGAGCAGTACCGCGACGTGATGGAAAAGAAGAACTACCTGCGCGGCGCGATTAAAGCATGCAGCAAGCAGGACATGCGTGAATGGCTCAAGCAGAAGATGGAGAGCATAGAAAGTGGACAAGGTTGATTTCGACAAGCTGGCCGATGCCCACGGCATGTCCGGCAAGAGCCGCAAGGCGTGCAAGAACGTGCTGGTGCATAACATGCGCCACGTAGACGCCGCGCGCGAGGCAAGCTGTACCCCGGCGCTGGTGACTAATGCGCTGAAACGACTTGACCGCGAGACGTGTGATTGTTGCGGGCAGGTATTACGATAGAGGAGAACGACATGATCAACGACAACCAGAGAACAGCACCGGAACAAACACTTCGCGATTATGTAGATCGCCGCTTTGACAAGACCTTGTTTCAGTATCGCAAACCGCCGTTCATTGACGGTAGCGGCGCGGTAGTGGTTATGGATCGCCGCAACACACCCGAGCGCCGGGCGGTGTGCTAAATAAGGCTATTGGAGGAAATGAAATGAACGAGTTAGAGCGATGCTTCACTGTAAGGTATGAAAAAGCTATTGGCGATGATCGTAGCGTTGAAATAGCCCCATTGGTGGGCGGCGATTTTCGCGTAAAGTTCACTAATGAAGATGGGATTACAACCAAATTCATTCTGTCCGCGGAGGCTATTGAGGTATTTATTGATTTATATTCCCATATTGAGTGTGAGATATGGGCACAAGGAAGAAAGAAGGAGTGCTGATATGTACCCAACATTAGAATCAGTTAATATTGTACTCTACATCGTAGCCGGAATCCTAGGATTTGGTGTTGTAACGGCTTTGGCTATCTTGTTTATGGTTGGTAGGAAGGAGGATGAATTATGAGTAACACAGCGTACAAAATCAAAGTAATGCAGGCTTTTGAGGATGGGGAAGAGATTGAATACTTCCAAGAGGGTAGCGTATGGCAGATAGCAACCACGCCATCATGGGATTGGCTACGCAAGAGTTACCGCATCAAATCCCAGCCTAAAGATATATGGGTGAATGAGTTCAAAGAAGGTCTTAGGGACGAGGTTTATTGTACAAAAGAAGCCGCCGAGGCCGGTGGTAAGACATATACAGGATCAATTATATTGAGGACAGCCGTTCACTACCGGGAGATAATAGAATGACCATTCACATCTTACCCACACACAAGACCCTTGAACGTCAGGCAGAGATTGAGCGCGACACGGGCAGAGTCCTGAAAGTCAACGGGGTGCTGGAGCTACCCCCGCTTAATGACGACCTTATGGATGCCTTGTTTAATATTATCAGGGCGCAGGGGGAGACAAATGAAGAAAACTATACTTGAAACAGTTGAATCAACGATGGCTGGGTTAAGAGCTGTTAATGGAGGGCTTATGAGAGAGGTTAAGTTTAGGGCGCTAAACTCAGATAATGAATTGATTTATGGCCTCCCTTATACGGACGGCGTTAATGAAACGACTTATTACAAAGAGTTTAATAACCGCATGTGTTGGAGAAATGAAGATGGCGCACACTGTAACCAGCCATATAAGAACGGGACGTTAATGCAATACACCGGACTAAAGGATAAGAGCGGAACGGAGATATATGAGGGGGATATAGTAATAACTGAGCAACCAGAAATCCGAGATGATTGCGATACTTGGGTAAGAACGGATTGGGGTAATGCGGTTGTGTCGATAACACCAGAAAGCGGCGTAACCATGAAAACAGATGGTGGTGATTATTGGTCTTGGGATGATGATGCAACTGTAATGCATATAAGATTTATTGAAATCATCGGCAACATATATGAAAACCCTGAACTGCTGGAGGACAAATGAGAGAGATTAAGTTCAGGGCGTGGGATGGTATTCACATGATTTATAATGTCCCCTTAACTAGCAGAGGCGAAGCAATTATCACAAATCAAGATAACATGGTGGTTATTTCTGACAGTGCCCCTGCACCAATCGTTGATACCGTTATGCAATACACCGGCCTCAAGGATAAGAACGGAGTTGAGATATATGAGGGGGATATTATAAATGAAGACCACAAATATGGCTGGAAAAAGCATGTAATGGTATTGGATTATTTTACTGCAAGTGATGATATGGGTGTTGATGTTTACGGGTATCCTAACGTTAATGGTACGTGTGAAATCATCGGCAACATATATGAAAACCCTGAACTATTGGAGGACTTATGACCGACTACGCAGACGAATGTAACCTTGAGTACCAACGTCGGGAAGAAGAGGGAGAGAAGCGGCGGGAACGTGTTTATGACCTGACCGAGGAATTAGAGCAATACCCCGAAGTGTTCAGGGAAGCCCTGAAAGAGTCTATCAGTGAAATGGAAGACCTCACGGAACTCCACAGGCTTGTCATGCTGGGTGAGGACAGGGCAACCCATATCATGCGTAAAGACTTCAGGCGGTATTGTAAGCGGTTGGCAGAGGAGCAGAGTGATGAAACCTGAAACATTAAAACGGATAGCGGAGTGGGTTGGGTATCCATCTGATGAGTCGAGTGCTTATACTGGCAAAACATACCTGTCTTTGTGGATAAATGGTGAATGGACTGAGTACACCGGCCTCACCCCTGAGCAATCAATGGAGATATTGAAGAAGTTGCTTGATGAGGGATGTGTTGTCGGGAAAGACCGTGACGGCTATTGGATAACGCCATCAAAAGGCACAATCATCAAAATTGAAGGGGAAGAATCCCTAGAACAATGCCTGCTTATGGCGGCAGAGGTTGAGAGTAAAGGAGCAGAGTGATGAATAAACTAACCCTGTTCCTCTGGCTTGCCTTCATCTGTTCCGATGCGTGGGCAGACGCTCCCATGATTGGGGAGATTGATACAACAATTGAAAGTTATGAGTGTGGAGGGTGATATGAATGACCAAACAATGATAGCAATGCACCAAGCCAGAAAAATATTACTAGTGCTTATACATCTGAGTGGTAAATTACCCTCATCCGAGGCTAGTGGTGTCCGAAGGAGTGTGGTTAAAATAGCAGAAGCTATGACTGACAAGGTAATTAAAGAATTGAACTTATGAGTGTGGAGGGTGATATGGAAGATAGTGTGGTTGTTGGGCTTATTGAAGTGATGGAGCAGGCTATTCGCTCTGGTGATTGGGTGGTGGATGGTGCTTGTGATCCTGATTCTATCCTAAACCACGCCAAACAACAGCTCAGAGAGCGGGGGTGGGTAACGGACGGGATTACCGGAGAAACATGGTTTAAGGAGGACTGATATGGAAGACTACAAAGAAGTCTGGTCAAACTACTACGACGAAGGACTGGCCGCTGGTAAGACAGAAGGCGAGGCTGGGCGGTATGCTGACGATAAGCTGGCTGAGTGGTATGCTGATTTAGCAGACCAGAGCCCTGTTATCAGTGTAAGGGAAAGGTTGACGCATAGGTAAGGAGCAGAGTGATGAGTAAACCAAAAGACATTAGCGAGGCAGTTGCAAGGGCAAGAAAATACGGAACCCCTACATATATGATGCTCGCGGATGAGATTGAACAATTAAAGAAAGAGAAATCCCACATGGCCTTGGACGCTTTGGCGTCAGAGGGTCAGTGGATGGAGAAGAGCGACAAGGCACAGACATTGATTGAGCATATTGCTAACCAACCTGTTAAGCACCCAGAACAGCCAAGGGCGTTATGCAGGGCGTATCTTAAGGCGGAGGAAGACGAGGATGACTTTACCCGGGCAGGCTTTACCAAAGGCGAGTTAATTTGGGGCGTGGTGCTCGGCGTGATTGCCCTCGGCATATTGATCTTCAAGGTGCTGCCATGAGCCACAAGATTGTAAAAAGAGGCTTGGTATGACACAGGACGAGTTCGAGACAGTAACGGGCAGTATGACCATCCCGGCACATGCCAAGCAAGCGGCGCACGCCGTGTTTGTTAACGGGTTCACACACAAGCGCGCGCGGGTTAAACACCGGGTGGACTTGCAGCTATTCTTGCGCACCGTGCGTAAGGTGGAGGATGCGTATCTGAAGGGGAAGTGTGCGTGAGCGAACGCGATCTCAACAATAAGTTGCGTGAGGCGCTGCGTGGCCACGGGCACTTTGTCCGGGTCGAGAACGCCGTTGAGAGTGGTACCCCGGATATTAACTTTTGCAATAACTACGGGGTCGATCATTGGATCGAGTGCAAGCATGTTGCGAAGTGGCCAACGCGTAACGCAACTGCTTTGCGGGTTCACCATTTCACCGCCGAGCAGCGTCTGTGGCTCGCACAGCGCATCAAGGCAGGGGGCAATGCATGGGTGTTGTTGCAGGTGGGTAAGGACTACCTGTTGTTCGACGGGGGCTGGGCGGCAGCATATCTGGGGCACGAGAGCCGGGCAGGGGTTGAGGCTGGGGCGGTGTCGCTGGATTGGGCGGAGATTGTGGGGATATTAGTAAATGCTAATGCAGATACGCCTGTAAGTGTTTGATATTTAAAGGGAAAAATAAATGTTTACATTCCTGTGTAAAGGAACTATATTTATACTACAGAAAGCAAATAACAGCACACAGGAGAACGACATGGATTACTACTACATCAGCACCGGCGATAAAACAAAAATGTACACTTTGCGCCACGCGTATACCGAACAGCGCCACACGCGCGAGGGCGTTATGGATATTCGCCGCGACGAATATTGCTGCAACCTTTCAATCGACTGGGGCAAGGCAATGGCGAAAGCCCAAGCGCGAGTTGGTGGCGGCACCTTGCGCAGCGAAGAATTTAACCTTGAAGAAATTCGCCGCCGCAACGCAGAAGAAGTTGAGGCTGCACGCATACAGAAGCAGGAATGCGAAGACGCGCAACGCGCCAGCCGCGTCGAAGCGCACCTTGCGGAAGTCCAGCACTGTATTTTCCCTTTCGGCAAGTACACCGGCAAAACGTTCGATGATGTTTACGAGTACGACCGCAGCTACATTCAATACATGGGCAGCATCAAAATTGAAGAAGCCGACCCGGTACCTGAGCTATTAAAGAAAGTGTTGCAGGCGCGCTACCCTGAGCTGTTCGTGCCACTGCCTGAGGCCAACGGTGAGTATTACGGCGAGGTTGGTAGCCGCGAAACGTTTAACGCGATGATCACCGCGCGCTTCGGCTTTGAAACACAGTTTGGCTGGACTACCGTATTAAAGATGGTAAAGGACAGCGGCGAGCTTCTTGTGTATATGGGCAGCGGTAACGTAGACGGCGACAAGGGCGACGCAGTGCAGTTCACAGCCACTATTAAAGAGCACGCCCTGTACGACGGCGAAAATCAAACTAAAGTTCAGCGCCCTGCTAAATGGGCAGTGATTGAAGATTAATAACAAGCAACGCCCCTTCGGGGGCAGAGGATATGAATATGGAAAAAATACTCGATTTAATGACTAAGTATGATGAAATATCTAATGAGGTAGGACGTATTACAGTTTCATTTAATGCCGACGGCACAGGGTCATTTCAAACAACTTGCACCAATCGCATTTTTTGTTTCACCGGGTTGTATAACGCTGAAGCAGTAATTAAAGAAGCAATCGAAGAAGCACTTTAAGGAGAACGACATGACCAACGCAGAACTAAAAAGCATGACAACTGCCCAGCTCCACGAGAAGCTGGCAAAGCTGGATAATGTTATTGCCAAGCACCCACAGAAGACAATGAGGGCGCAAGCTGGCGGCACCAAGGCGGTGATTCTTAATTACATGGAGCGCTTATCATGAACGAAGAACAAGCTGATCTGTTGGTTGATTTGTACAATTTATTGTGGAACCTGCCGCGTGATCATAAGTTTGATATTGACGACTGGTACATTGGTGACCGACTACCAAAGGAGGAAATGACGGAAGAAAAAATAGTTGAATGTGGATATTCTTGCTGCGCAGTTGGTTGGGCCATAACGTGCCTACCTAGCTGGACGGCTGCTGGGTTTCATTGGTGTGACAGAGGCAGTCCAGAGTTTAATAGGGGCGGGGTCTTCAAGTCGTTTTATGAAAACGCCCCGAGCACGTTGGGCGTCACCGAGGAGGAGTTCGACAGCATGTTCATGCCGATGACAGGGAATGAGACCACTACGGGCGTTCGCAAGCAAATTGCGCGGGTGCTGGATGCTCATGGCTGGATGCTGGTGGATGTATGAGCTTGTCCTGTGATTGCGGTATGGGCGATTATGATTATTATTATATTCCGCCTAGTGATTATTCCACGCTGAGTACAAGGCGCAGGCAGCGGTGCTGTAGCTGTGGATCGTTGATCTCGGTCGGCGCGACCGTGGCTGAGTACGGGCGATACAGATCCCCTTACAATGACATCGAGGAGCGTATTTATGGGGATGAGGTGCCGCTAGCCAGTAAGTATCACTGTGAGGAGTGTGCGGATGTTTTCTTCTCGTTGCAAGAGTTAGGCTTCTGTTTGACGCTCGGGGACAGCGTTAAAGACCTGTTGGAGCAGTACCAAGAGTACGTGAAAGAGCAGGCAATATAAACAAAAGTAATCAGGTTAATA